CTCACGCATGGACATCATTAACGACTTCACTGAAGATGAGGTTTCATTCTTACTTGACTTAGTACATGAATACTATGCAAAGGATGACTCAGTTGAACCACTCATCGAAAAGCTATGGAAACTTGATCGCTTACTACAGATCAAGGACATACGAACCGATAAAGCATGGAGGCAATCATGAACCGCTACTGTGTAGATGTACACCAAATCATCAGATTCTATATTGAAGCTGAAAGCGAAGAACACGCTGAAACAGAGGTTACAGAAGGTGAAAGCTGGTATCCTCAAGATCATACTGGAGACATGTATGAAATGTACATGGAGGTAGAAGAACGTGACTAAACGTAGATACTATCCCAACAACTGGAAACAATACAAGGACTCTGAAGATAAGTTCTTCAAGCCTATTGCTTACAATGAATTCATGTCGTGGAAGATTGATGGATGGGAGTTACCTAACTCAGTTACATGCATCATCAGGTCGGAAGACAAACATGGCAAGATCAAAGAGCATACCTATCAAACACAAGGACATGCTACACGCAAGATCGAACAACTTGTCAAAGAACGTCGAAACTTCGTGATATGTGATAACGATTCAATCTCTGACATGAGGCAACCACAATGAAAATAGCTTACTTAGCCGACCCAGATGTATTAGTACCTAGTGAATACTATAACAAGGCACTAGCATCTATACCACAAGATCACTCTCATCGTGACGAGCTTATATCCTTACTCATAGATCAGGTATTAGACGACCATTATAGCTAATGGCTACACCTCAACAGATTGATGAGCAGGTCAAGCTTGAACGCTTACAGATCTCTCAAGGTATTGAACAACTACGCAAGAACACCAAGCAACTAGAAACTAAATCATATGCCTCAGCTACAGTATATGGAATTACTTCTATCGATACCCTTTTACCTTTGGTTATCAAGAAGATCGAAGACACCAATAATAGAATTAAAGAGGGTAAGACTGGACAAGCATTCAAGGAAATAAACCAGTACTTAGAACCATTAGAACCACTAGCAGCAGCAACAATAGCTCTCAAGATTACATTCGATAAAGTCTTTAGTCATAAACACGGCAGCAATTTACTACCTATTATTTGTGATTCGATTGGTAAAGCAATAGAAGATGAATTACAAATGAGACACTATGAGAATAATGCACCGGGATTGTTACAAACTCTTAAGAATAACTATTGGCATAGATCAATTGGGACTACTCAAAAGATAGTTGTAATACAAACGTTAATGAATCGTTACAATGTAGCACCATGGGACAGTTGGTCAAGGACTAATCGTATAAAACTAGGGGCTTGGCTACTAGATTGTATCATGTCTACAAGTGGATGGTTCTATAAAGATATGAAGCAAGAGGGACGTAAGAGAGTTAACTATATAAGACCTACTCCAGAGTTTATAGAGATCAAAGAGCAGGTCATCAAGGACAGTGAATTGTTTGCTCCATTAGCATGGCCTATGCTGATTGAACCAAATGACTGGACTCCCCAAAACGCAGGTGGTTACTTGCTTAACGAGGTTATGGTTGGTCATGACATGGTTAGGCGTGGCGATCACTCATGTATACAGGGAGAAAACCCTTACAAGTTCCTTAATAAGATACAGAAGGTTGGATTTAAAATCAATCTATTCAACTTTAACGTTGCTGAATGGTTAGAGTGTAAAGGTAGAAGTGTAGGTAAGTTTATACCTGTACTAGATCTACCACTACCACCTAAACCTTTCGATATAGCAGATAACAAGGACTCACGTAAGGCATATAGGAGAGCTGCTGCAGAGGTAATGAACACTAACGCTAATGCGTTCAGACGTTCATGTCGTACTCGTATGACCATGGACGCAGCTAGGCGGTTTAGATGGAAGTCTAAATGGTTTATACCTTGGAGCTTTGACTATAGAGGAAGAGCATACCCCATCCCTGCATTTCTCACACCACAAGATACAGACTTTGGTAAGTCACTTATTCGCTTCGCTGATGAAGCACCAATGACACCTGAGGCTGAAGACTGGTTAGCATTTCAAGTTGCTACTACCTATGGTCTTGATAAGTCTACAATGGGTGAGAGATTAAAGTGGACACAAGATAATATCACTCTCATAAGTCGCATCGCTCAAGATCCATATAGAAATGTATCGGACTGGGAGGTTGCAGAGGAACCATGGCAGTTCCTAGCTGCTTGTGATGAGTATTATAACTGTGTTATTACCAACACTAGACAGACTACAGGATTATATGTAGCATGTGATGCCACCTGTAGTGGTTTACAGATCCTCGCTGGTTTGGCGAGAGATAAATCGACAGCACAACTCGTCAATGTGTTGCCGTCTGATAGACCACAAGACGCATACAAAGTAGTAGCTCAACACGCAAGAGCTGAATGTCCTGAATCTATCCGCAAGGTCATGGACCGCAAGGTGGTCAAAAGAACCGTCATGACCATACCTTACAATGCTAAACCTTACTCAAATAGGTCGTACATACGTGACGCACTTAATGAAAAAGGTATAGAGATTAGTAAGGAAGAGTTAACTCAAACTGTTATAGCAGTTAGGAATGCAATGAAGATTGTAGTTCCGGGTGCATTAGCAGTCATGAACTGGATAGAGAAGGAAGTATCTAATGCATTAAAGCGTGGTGTCGATAAGTTAACATGGACTACACCATCAGGTTTCGTTGTCACTCAAAAGATAATGAAAAAGAAAGTCGAAAGACTACATTTACAACTGTTAGGTAGATGTCAGATTAACGTAGCGACAGATGATACGGATGAGGTAGACAAGAACAGGCACAAGGCAGCTACTGCGCCTAACCTGATCCACTCTCTTGATGCCTCACTACTTCATCTAGCTGTAGATAGGTTTGATAAGCCTATTGCATTAATACATGATAGCGTACTGTGTAGAGCTACTGATATGTCTTTATTGTCTACCTTAGTTAGAGAGACTTACATGAAACTCTTTGCTAAGCATGACTACCTTACGGACTTTGCCAAACAAATAGAGGCAGAGACTGATCCACCAATCATAGGCAATCTCGAACCTGAGACTGTGATTGATTCAACTTATTTTTTCTGTTAACATGTACAATCGCTCATCGTTCTTCGATAGCTTCTTCGCACCACCTATGATTGTCGTGGTGTCTGAAGAAAGACTAAAGAAGGCAGAGATCGAAGCTAAACAAGCTACTCTTAAGGCTGTTAAAGAACGCCATGCAGAGTTAGAAGCTTATGAAAAAGAATTAGAAAAGGAGCTAGACGCTCTTACTGAACCACAATCCTTAGAGGAGGCATTACTCGGTGAGTAGAACTATTCACAAGACTGACAATCCCGTAACCCTTGATGGGTTCCAAGCTATCCTTGCTCCTAGCAAGTTTGGTTATTCACTCTCAGCAGTTGTCTGCGAAGACATCGTAAACACACTGGAAGATGAAAGGAACGAACAACTCAAGTGGGCTGAATCAAAACTGAAAAACCCCAAGAGATCCACGCTCAAGCCAACGCCATGGGAAGAGGTCTCCGACGGTAAATACAAACTTAAGTTCTCATGGAACGAAGAGAACCGTCCACCTGTTGTCGATACAGAGGGCACAATTTTAAACGATGCGAAGACTCCATTATACGGTGGATCAACTGTTAAATTGGGCTTCTACCAAAAACCTTACATCCTCAGGGATGGAGTTACCTATGGTAGTTCTCTTAAGCTGGTTGGTGTACAGGTTGTCTCAGTAAACGGACAAGCTGGCGTTGATACAGGAGATTTAGATGCGAACGAAGTCGCTGAACTATTCGGGAAAACCTCAGGCTTTAAAACAGGCGATCCGAACGTTACTACTACTACAGATGACACGTCCGAAGAAGAAGACTTCTAAGTACAGGTCTAAGTTAGAAGAGAAGGTCGCTGATCTATTAACAAATCTAGGAGTAACATACGAATACGAAAGTGTTAAGATCGGCTACCAAATCTCTCATAATTATAATCCAGACTTTATATTACCGAACGGTACTATACTAGAATGTAAAGGATATTGGGATAGCGAGGACAGAAGGAAGATCAAAAATGTATGCGAACAAAATCCAGACATGGACATTCGCATGGTCTTCCAGAGTCCTTTCAATACAATCACTAAGAAGTCAAAGACAACGTATGCTATGTGGTGTGATCGATATAAGATCCCATGGTGTACGTTCCAAGAAATACCAATTGAATGGTTGGTCTAATGACCGAATCAGAATTTCAATACCACGAGGCATGTGAAAATTGTGGCTCATCAGACGCTAACTCAGTTTACTCTGATGGTCACAAATTCTGTTTCGTGTGTCAAACATACACACCTGCAGAAGGTGAAGTTCACTCTCATAAAATGACTACAGATGTCCAATACCAAGGCTCAGCCGAACGGCTGCAGAAAAGAAACATCTCTCAGAAGACTTGCCAATTCTTCAGGATTTACAGAGACTCAGATACTCTACGCTTTCCATATAACACAAGCGATGGATTATTATCTGGATTCAAAATAAAGAATAAGAAGAAAGAGTTTTACTATGAAGGCAAGGCTACTGATACTCTCTTTGCTCAGCATTTATTTCCTAGTAGCGGCAAACGGATCGTTATTTTTGAAGGGGAGTTAGATGCTGCTAGCGGTTACGAAGCTATGGAAGGGTGGCCTATGGTATCCCTACCTCATGGAGCTGCATCTGCAAAGAAAGACTTACAGAAACAAATCCCATTATTACAAGGATACAGCGAAATAGTTCTATTCTTTGATAATGACGATGCGGGACGCAAGGCTGCTGAAGAATCAGCGGGTGTGCTCCCACCGGGAAAAGTTAAGATAGCTAGACTAGATAAGTACAAGGATGCATCAGATGCATTACAAGCTAACGATGCTGAAGCGATAAGGAAAGCTATATGGAATGCTGAAGAGTACAGACCAGATGGCATTGTCGAAGGTAAGTCACTTCATAAATTAGTAACAACACCACTCCCACCAGCAGATCATGACTATCCATTCCAATGCTTACAAGATAAACTGCACGGCATTAGGTATCAAGAGCTTACAACTATTACTTCAGGATCTGGACAAGGAAAGTCCACGTTCTGTCGTCAACTTGCTGTTAACTTACTCACCCAAGGAGAACGGGTCGGGTACTTGGCACTTGAGGAATCAAATAGACGCACCGCACTTGGATTAATGTCCACAGCTGTAGGTAAATCATTACACATAGGAGAACATGACCAAACAGAACTCGAAGAGCATTTTCGTAATACCATTGCTAATTGGCATCTCTACTTGTTTGATGGCTTTGGTAGTTTTGACCCGTCAATTATTTACAATCGGATCGAATACCTTG